GTGCCGATGCGCCCAACAGTCTATTCCGCTCAAGAACCAATGTTGCGAGACGAGCAATCGCTGCCTCCTCGCCACCAAGAGTTAACAACCGCGTGCGCGCATCAGGATCGCCGCGATACAAGTCATCAAGCATCCCTTGAATTAACTCAATGTCTTGCTCCAAGTGACTGACATCGGCTTCAATCTGCATATCGCCAGCCGCGTCAAAGAAGTTTCTGACCGCCGTAGTCAGATTGGCAATGCCGCTGGTCGCGGAAACCAGCAAAGGCGCAAGCGCAAGAAACGCCTGATTAAGGTTGCCCCTGATTTCGCCAGCCATCTGCGAAAGCGCAATCTCAGCCTCGCGCGCAGATGCGATTGTCTCGTTGTCAAGGATGCGCCCAGCTTCTGCGGCTTCCTCGCCAAACCGCCGCATCTCTGTCGCGTTGTTACTGAGAAGCGGCAGCAACGCGGTGGCATCGCTTGCAATCGCCTCCATGTAAAACGTCATCTCGGCTTGGCTGAGGTTTGCCGCCTCAAGGCTGCGGACGTAAAGCATCAGGGCTTCCTGCCCAGAAAGCCGTGCAAACTCGTCAGCCGTCACGCCAACTTTGGGCGCGATGTTCTCAAAGAAGTCTGCCATCGGGCCTGCGCCAGTGGCGAGGAAGTCACCGATCTTGTCGTTCACATCTTTGATAATGTCGGCGGTTTTATCCATGTCGAAGCCGACAGTTTCCGCGCCGATAGCAAAGCGCTGAAACTCCTCTGCTGTCGTCCCCGCGATCTGGGAAAGGGTGGCGATCCTGTTTCCCTCAGAAACGATGCGCCGCATCTGAGCGACAATCGCACCCGCCGACAGGGCAGGCAAAAAGCCCTTGGCCGCGCCGATCAGCATGTTGAAGGCGCGCGTGGTCGAGTTCAGGTTTTGATTGCTTTCCCGCGAAAAGCGCTCAACGCGCCGTTGCGCACGCTCCATCGCCCGCGTGAACTCACGATCTCGCGCGCTCAGAATGACGTTAAGCTGTTCTGCGCTAATTGCCATCGACTTGCCTCACGAGAGCGCGGTATTCATCCGCCGACATTGCGTCCTGACCGGGCTTCTTCGGGCTATGGGCGTCCTGCCATCCCTCAAAAACCAGCCATGTATCCTTCGGCAACATATCACGGATTTCCTCAGGGCGTAAGCCAATGACGATACCGTTGCGGATCATGCCCCTGACGTTCAATCGGCTAGGGGTTGGTCCTCGCTGGTCTTTTTTTTTGATGCCTCGTCCATTGCATCAGGCATGAACGCCACGCCGACAATCGCCTGCGCCAACTGAAACAGGTGCATCAACTGATCAGGCCCGCATTGCTGCAAAACCTTGTCAGCTTCGTGATCTTTCATGCCGCCGCCGACCAAGCCCAGCGCCACGATGTCCCGAACCTCTTTGCTGGTCGGCTTCTTGCCCCGCCCAAAGACGCCTTCCCAGAAGTCAAAGATGCCACGGTGCTTGTCCTCAAATCGCTCAATCTCGCGATTGCGCAGAACAAAAGCATAGGAGGTGCCGTTGATATACTCAACGACACCCCCGCGCGGCGCTTCAGCCGTGATTGTCATCACGCAGCCGTGAACGTAACTGCGCCAGTGCTCTCAAGAGACAGCGAGTAGGTCACGCCGCCCTCGGTCTCGCCACCAAACTCAAGTGAAGTGATACGGAACGCGCCAGCGTAGGTTCCAAAGCTAGGAACAACGATCTGGAAGTTGGCCTTACTGTCAGCATTCATCGCCACGCTGTTCATGCGTGCTTCGGTGGTGCTGTCCTCAAAGAAGCCGTCGCCAGTAACCGACACGTTCTTAAGACCTGCGAGCGTCTCCGTCCACAGCGCGCCTTCAGGCGTGGTGCAGTCGGGCGTCGTCACATCGATTGCCGAGTTGTTAATGGTCAGCGACTTGCTGTTCAAGCCGCAGAGGTTTGCAAATGCTTCGCTTGCTTCGCCGTCGCCGATTTTCACGAGCAGGGCGCGTCCTAGTTGTTTAGCCATGATCGGCCTCCGTTAAATGCGCTTGCCCACGGCGCGGGAGTTTAGGCGGGTTCCTCAAGCATAGCTTGAAGCGCGATGACAGCCGTATAGCCACGGCCTTCACCATCTCTTGTAACCGAATAGGTCTGAAATATCAATTCGACCAGCGTATGACCTGCCACGGTGACGCTTGTTTCCTTGCGGTGCAACGCCTCCTTGACGGCCTCAACGATGCGAACAGCCTCAACGCGGCCAGATGCGCTGCGCGAATGCGCCTCAATCGAAATGCCGACAAGCGATCCTTCAATCGTATCAGTGTCGAACGCGCTCGGATCAATGTCGCCAAAACGCATGTATGGGAACGTCACGTTCTGCGGCGGCTCATCATAGATGCGCGTGCCGACCAGCGCGGTGATGCCCGCGTTTGCCGCCAGCGCCGCGCGGATGCCCTTCTGCAAAGCAAGTGCAAAGCCGTCAGCCATTGGTCACTCTCCTTGCCGCTTTCCTGATAGCCGCGCGGATGCTGTTTCTAAACCTCTTGCCCAGATGCTTTTGCATGATGCGCATATAAGGCGCAGGCGATGTTTGGCCCCGTTCGCCCTTGGTCCGGCCAAACTCAACCGACCTGGCTTTGATCTGCGCTTCTTTGGTCGGCGGTGCGGCTTCGACCGATCCACGAAAACCATTCTCCGTGTCGTATTTGGTGAAAATCCACGCCTTCAACTGGCCGCTGTCAACAGGCACAAGTTTGCGCGCCAAGCGTGCGCCAGCCTCAGTGTTGCGACGGATGATCTTTTCCACTTCGTTGCGCACTTCCTCTGGAAGCTCCCGAAGCTGCCGACGAAGGCGTCTGTCGCCGCTGACCCTCATGCCGCCACCCCGCGCTCTAGCTGGAACTCAAGCACAGTGCCTTTGGCATCAACTTGGATCACATCCTTGATCGCCCAAGTCTTGCCGCGAATAACCACCCGGTCAGCAGACGTAACAGTCTCGGTCACGCTATCTTTGCGCACGCGCATCGTGGCAGGCCCAACATCTGACAGCGCACCGCCTTGGATCGCTTCCTTACCCGTGCGCTCACGCATGTCGGCAGACCGCGTGGCAAGGGCTGTCCAGCCAGTATAGACGTTGCCATAATCATCAACAGCGCCTTCGACGAGGCGCTGGAACACAGCACGCTCACGATAGAGGCCAGCCCTAACCATACCAAGCCCTGCGGTGCATATCGATCAGCATGTCGAAGCCATAGGGGATGTTCGACAACTCATCCATCATGGTGTTTTCGCGGTTGTCATACCAATGACCGATCAGCAGCATCATCGCATGGCGCAGGGTTTCCGGCACATCAGCCGCCGTCGCTCCGTAACCAGCCGTATATTCAATGCGGATCGCGTCAGACCGATCCTGCGTCACAGGCCAGTTGAAGCCATCCTTGGGGCCAATCTGCGTGGCAAAGCTGGTCCCGGTGATCTCGTAATTGCTGAGAGTGTCGGTTTGCAGGACGCCAGCTTCGTCATAGTATTTGACGGCAGTCACAGCGATCAGCGGCCCCATCGTAAGGCGCACGCTCTGCGGCGGGACGCTGTGAACCCATTGTCCCCACTTCTGCGTGATCATGGCATGACCCAGTGCGCCCATCGCGTCAGTGTAGGCCACAGCGACCTTGATCAGGCGGCTCAACAGCACATCATCGTCGGGATGCTCAACGCGCAACTGCGCCTTCACCTCGGCCAACAAGACCGGGGTGGTTCCAGGAGCCTCAAGCAGTTGCAAAGCGTCAAAGCTGGCGAGAGGCTCATACATGATTATTCGCTTTCTTCGTCCTTAACAGCCTTGCGGGTCACAGGCTTGGCAACAGCGCGCTCAACCTTTGCAGCCTCAACAGGCTCGGCAATGCCAGCCGCAATGAAGCGCACCGCTTCAGCTTCGTTGCAGTCAATGATGTCGCCAGAGTTGTGCGAAAAATTGATGCCAGCCATCGAAGTGAGAAGTTTAACCTTGGGCATGATTGCCTCCTTTCGGGATCAACTTAGGCAGTGAGGCGACCGAAGCCGCCTCACCAAGAAGTTGACCTTACGAAGCGGCAAGCGCGAGGTGCTTGATCGCTGCGGTGTTGGTCAGGACGCCATCGAA